GAACTTCATCTTCGTACCCCGGCATGTCCCAGTCTACGTGGATCTCCAGCACCTGATAACGATCATCATCGGTCAGGGTGTACCCTTGCTCCTCAGCTTTTTTCTTCTCAATGTCAGTGAAGAAGCGTACCGGCTCTCCAAGCTCTACATCACGGTAAAAGCCAGCAACTTGCAGCTTCTTGATCTCGTTCTCAGTTTTACGCATGACATGAGTCACGCGCTCTGCGGTGTAAACATTCGATGCCCCGTAAGGCATGATCAAATCTTCAGCCGGTACAAACGGGGCCGCAGGCAGTTCTGTGCTGGGGTTCGGGTAGATCTTCTTGAACGCGGCACCAGAAAGACCCAGGGAGTACAGCATCCGCTCATGCTCGGACCTGTAGTCAATCATCCGCTCGGTCAGCATGTAGTTCATGTCGTCACGAACTCGCTCTGCTGCTTCTTCCTTGAGTCGGTCAATCGCACCAATGATCTGAGTTTTCACCGGACCTTGCGCCGGGAACGTCTCAGTGATCATCTCTGACTGGAAACGGATCGCCGCTTCAGTCAGCAGGGGGCTGTACACCCCACAAGCTCCGTTCCAAGGCTCAGTACGTTCCTCGTACTTCATGCCAAGGACTTCTAGGCCCTTGACAAACATATCTGTCCAGTCTTTGCGACTGTTGATGTCCGCATCTACGAGGGAAACAAGCTCAGAAGCCAGGGATTGAAGCTCCCCGTCGTCCATGTACTCCGCAAGATTTGCGTCGAATGTGTCCGCAGTCTCAGGTTCTGGCATCAGTTCAATCTCAACCCCGTCAATCCCAATTTTTACGCTCTCAGGATCTTCAATTTCAATCTCCAGAGCCGGTTCTTCGGTCATAACACCCATGTCAAGGGGCATCATTTCGGGAGAGAAGTTCGTTGCCATGTCAAATCCTTAGTAGAAAGCGACTTTGCGCTTGAAAGACCGCATTTCGTCCTGTTCGTCTGTCTGTAGACGCAGGAAACCACCCTGCCGGAAGCGGATCAACGCTTGTACAGCACTGTCCACATCGTCGTCGTGTTGCGAATTCGGGAAAGCGGCCATGTTTTCGATGAGTTCTCTAGCCCACCGGGTGTCAGGTGCCCAGACTTTACCCGATTGGAACAGGTCTGCCACAGAATTGATACGGACAAACTTGTCGTTCCCTCTACTTGGGGTGTATTCAGACACCGGAATGCCCATCGCCCGCAGTTCAAAGATCAACGGAGCACCCGCTGCTTTGGCTTCCACGATGAAAGCATCTGGCTCCCACTCTCTATAGTGAGCCAGTGCCTTTTCTTTCAGTTCAGGAAACTCCATGCGCTTCTGAAAACAGTCCAACAAGATGATGTTTACGTCATTCTCGTCTTCGTTCATGTGAAACACACCCCACGTAGTACACGCAGAGTAGTCATTTCGCTCACCCTTAGTAAAGGCGGTGTCCCAAGACTGGATGATGAACTCACATGAAGGAGGCTTCTCCTTCTCCCAGATCTTCCACCACTCTCTTTTGACAATAGCGCCTTCTTCAGCGGTGGGGTTTTGCTGGTACTGAGCGTTCCACTTACCCGGTGGAAGTTCATCCCTTAGAGCAGACAGTTCCTCATACGACCAGAACTCAGGCCATAAGGGTTTACCCGAAGGCATGATTGCCGGGAGTTCAATGACTTCCCACTCTTCTTCTTTTCCCAACTCGCCCGCAGCCTTGAGCACGCGGCCAATCAAGTCTCTCTTGGACCACCTAGTGGCGATGATAACTATGGCCCCTCCAGGCTGGAGACGCTGCCGGGGGCCAGATGTAAACCACTCGTAAGACTTGTCGTAAATTTCAGGCTGAAACGCGGCAAGCGCGGCCTCGCCCTCGTTGTGCGGATCATCGATGATCATCAAATCAGCGCCACGGCCAGTCATCGTGCCGCCGACGCCGATACTAAATGACTCCCCCCCTTGGCTTGTGCTCCAGCGGCCCGCTGCTTTGGAGTCTTGCCGCAAAGTTACGCCAGGAAAGATTTTTTGGTACTCATCTGATAGCACTAAGTTTCTAACTTTGCGTCCAAAACTTACAGCAAGCTCTGCCGTGTTGGATGCTTGAATGATTTTTTTATTTGGAAACCGGCCAAGAAACCACGCAGGGAACAAGAAAGACCCCATTTCGCTCTTGCTGTGCCTCGGGGGCAGCGAGATGCAAAGCCTCTTCAACTTACCTTCCGCGATCTCCTCAAACTTCTTTGCCATCACCGCATGATGTCGGCCATGAATGAACCCCGGCCACATCTTCTTCACGTACGCCATGAAGCTCTTCTGGCACTTCTCCCTGTCTACAGCATCCTTGTAATCTTGTACCTGCTGTAACAGCTTCTCCTGATCCGCAGGAGACAAACTTGCCACTAGATCATCCAGCTTCATTCCATATTCCTAAAGCTGATGTACGTAGGCCGAACAGACCTTCCCATCCCCTCAACTCTCTTCAAAGCACCTAACTTTACCAACCTGTCCACAATCTTCTTCGTACTCCCCAGACCAGACTTCCCCCTCAACTCACATATGTTCCTCAAACTAGGCCCGTACCCAAACCGGCACCACCACACATCTATAGCCAAAAACACTTCCTTCTGAGCCTCAGTCATCCCCATCTCCAATACCTCCTCCTTGGACCCATACACCTTCCTCAGAGGACTCTGCAACACCTTCTTCGTGCGCCACTTCTTATCCATTTCGCCGCGCAAACTCTGCCATCAGTTCTTGTGCCAGCGATTGCACTGCATACGCCTCCTGCTCGCGGCCAGGAAATTTTTCTCCGTAGAAATCACAATACTCCTGCCACACATGCACCGCCTCATGCACCAACAGTCCAGCAACTTCAACTGGTTCGCGCCCAGCATAGTCACTCAAGCACACCACCGCGCACAGGTTCCCATCTTCATTACTCAAGTTGTGCGTCGTCGCAGATGCTTGAGGAGTAGAAATCCAAGGACCATAGTGCTTGACCTTCAGCGTCTTCATAGCCTTTTCGTACTCTTTCTCACTCAAACACAAAGTGAGATACGGACCTGGCGCTGAAATACTCCTGCTAAGCCACTTGTTCATGAAAACCCTTACAAATCAACAACTTAGCGCACACTCTTAAAGCGTTACTTTACTTCCGTTAATTTTAACGGTCGCTAAATTTTTAGCCGCTTCACATCCCACGTTTCCGGAAAATTCCTTACAAATCATAGACTTAGCCACGTTTCTTAAACCAGTTTATGTCATCCGTTAATTTTAACGGCACCAAAATTTAGCCCCAAATTTTTTGCTACCCCCCCCCACCACTTTTTGTACAAAGACTGACCGGGGGGTGTCGCCAGATTGAGGGGGTGGGGTCTGGTGCGGAGCGTTAATTTTTACGGCATCCATCTAAGCACAGGGGCGTTTGAGTGGAATAGTATGTTTAAGGGCGCGGGGCTCCTGCTGCGTCATCGGGGGGGTGCCCGGTGGGTGGGTCTGCGTCTGGCGCCTCTGCGTTTCCATCGGGTGCAGCGTTAAAATTAACGGCAAGCTCTCGCATCAGGCTGTCGGCGTCTGCCTCAATGATCGTTGCATCCGTTGCGCCTGAAGTAATGAGACCCCGTAGCTCGGCCATTACCTTAGCGCGTGCATCCTCACTGGACGTTATTACCCGCGTTTCCTTGTGCTCGGTGAACGCATGGACCTCGGTAATCTGGCCGATAGTCTTGAGAGCCTGAAGTCTCACGGCGTCCTTTGTGTCGTCCTTCAAGGCTATCTCAACTAATCCTTTGATAACTAAGGAGCGAAGCGCTGCAGGGGTTCTATGTTTCTCGCTCTCAATCGCCAGGGTATAAGCCTCAATCTCACGGACTATCCGGGGATCGCTGGCGATGCGGTACGGGTCGTTGTTCAGGCTCGAGGGTTTCGCATCAGGTTTGTAGGCTGTGCGGTATGCGTCGGCCTTAGTGGCTCCCATGGCGATAGCCTTAGCAAAGTTCTTTTGCTTTGTGGTCAACCCGTCTGTTACGGTCTTCCCTAAGATGGCGGAAATGGGAAGTTCCTTTGCTGCGCTCTCTAGTGTCTTTCTGCTTAGCTTCATAGGTGTTTGTCCTACTGGGGTTCTATACAGTATAGGGGAACGGGAAGGGAAAGCAAGGGACTGCTACTCGCTACGCTCGTTGCTGGCGGACTCCGGACCCGTTCCAGGGCTCGCACTGTACGTTTATACATGAGGGAAAGTCCCTAGTGACAAGGGCCGTGCAAGGGCCGATGATGCCTCATGCGCTGCACGGTGTAGCGCACTACAGGAGATAGACAACATGCCTCAAGCAACCGCCCGTTACTCCACGTCCTACGGTCTCTCAGGATGCTACCTGCCCGATAGCCACGGCTCAGCATTGGA